CACGTTCAGTTACAGTTAATGACAAAATACGATCGTTCTGATTAACGCGAGGGTCATTATTCCAGCTTATAATTGCATTTTCAGTAAAAGGAGTTAAAGAATAACTTAATGTAGTATCGTCTTTATATTCAACTAATGAGTTAAAACCTTGTACATGTATATTATCTTCATTTAGCACAGATAGCAAAGTTTCGCCAATAAATGGTTTAATGTACTTTCCATTTGTATAACATATTCCAAAAATTTTAGCTGTTACGTCTGTTGTGTTATATCCTTCTGGCAAACCTGAAATTTCATATTTCATGATAATAGATTGTTTGTTAGTCAACACGCTACACTTAATACCGAGAGTATTAAGCAACAATCTAATTGCAGCAATACTACCTTTGTAACGCGCTAACGTAGGATTAGTAGTTAGCATTAGTCTAATAAGCTTTTCTGAACTAATGTTTAATTTCATTTACTGTTCTTCCTGTTCTGATCTGTAAGTATCTATAATAGTTTGCATTTCATCAAAATCAATATGTAGCATATCGCCATGATCGTCATCGAACTTCTGCAAAAGATTCTTATAAATCAAATCTGGGTCATTGAAGTTGTAAATTCGATGAATTACTTCAAGAATGCTAATATAACACTTCTTGTCGTATGCTTTATACATTGTGTTAAGATAGTTCTCAGTAAACTTAACAAACTTGTAGTAAGCGTTATTCTTATTTGTTGATTCTTTCAAGTATTGAGTAACAAAAGGATCTAAGTTAATCTTTCTTAAGTTATCTTTACATTCCTTAATCCATTCACCAAGAGAACCAGTAGCACGAAGCAAGTTTTTTACCATGATTCTTGCCGAAGCAGTAGCAGTAGTCGTAAAGTTATCAATGTCTACATAAGCATGAGCAATTACCCAGCCAGATTCATCAATATTGTCAACATCTTCTGTCGCAATTCCAGCGACTTGACGTGTTACACCATTGATTTTCGCAGTAATTGCATACTGTTTAAATGATTTTTCCATCAATTGTCCAATACTCTTGTCATCTAATTCGATGTAAATTGGATAGTTTGCTAGCACCTTATTTGGATTTGTAACTTTAATTGTAGTTCTACCTATTAAGTCAGTACCAAGTTGCAAATCTTCTGGTTTTGTATTGATGAATTCAAGCATTAACTTCTTCATGTTATACAAATCTTCAAGCGTAATAACTGTCATATCAAGATATGGCATTACCCAGTAAGTTACGTTACCTGCTACGTCGAAAAATTTGAATTTAACGCCTTTACATTCTTCCCATGCAGTTCTAATTTCTTCTTCAGCTGCATCTTCTTTTTCAAGAACTTCTTCCCATGCAGCAAGTTGTTCATCAGTAGAGTTTATATCGTCAGCTGTATAACCGCTACCGCTAATGATTGTCTTGATACGATATGAAGTTGGTTCAGCATAAGATTCATCGTATTGGTCAATCTTTTCAAATTTGATTCCATTTGCGTAAATGTTCTCAGTACCTAACCAAATTTTTCCATTACCGAGTGCAGTACCTTGTCCACTTGCTCCACGAGGACGTTGAGTTGGAACTGTAGGATCGTCTTTTCTATCACACCATGCAAACTTTATATCACCTACCCATGCTTCGTAAGCATTCATGTCAATACCCATTGGGTCATGAATTAAAATGTTAACGAAAATAGGATAGTCTGCGTTTGCTAATACTACAATGTTTTCACGCCAATCTTCATTACCGTAAAATACTGGCGAATCATACTTTAAAACAATGTTTTCGATAGAAGTATGAACAATGTAATTGAATACATTTGCATTAAAACGAATTTGGTTGTCTACACCTAAATTCGTATATTGTGTTTCAGTTGCTATTTCATCGTTAAACAACTGATCAGGATTAGAATCATCTTTTGTTTGTAGAGAGATAGCATAATCAGATGGATCAATCACTGATCCATTTAGCGAATCACCTTCAGTATTAAATGACCAGTCTGGATTGCTTGCTACACCAGATTGATTCGATGCATCAACGCCATTAAACTTTCTAGGATAGTTTCGATCTATGTGAACAACGTGCTTAATCATTTACTACCTCTTATACATACATGCTTAGGCTATCAAATGAACGTCTATCAAGACTTACAATTGGTAAGTTAGGCCATTCATTCTTACAGATTGATGCAACATTCGACAAAGCAAATATCTTAACAATTATTGGATTCTTAATCTTAACTTTTGTTTCAAGTTTTGTAATATTCTTGAAGTGTGTCAAAACTTCTGTTTTGTACTTCTTCAATAAGTTTGTACCGTAAAATGTTAATGCTTTAAAGTAATTGTTTACAATTTCTTTTGGTAAAGCATTGACAAAACTATCAAGGTCATCACTTGAAAGAATGTAAGAAGAGAATTTATCAAAGTCATTACAAAGCATATTGATTGTATCTTCTGCAATTGATACACCTTCTGCTGTAGCCCAAGAATTGATTGCGTCATAAACGCAAAGGAATTTCTTAGCAATCTTTGACTTTAGTTCATATAGTTCAGCTTTAAACTCAGGTGAATAAGTAGTGAATGTGCAAATTGAATTATCATCATTAGATTCAATGTGAGCATCATAAATGTTGTTTATTCTACTGCCTTCAACTTGAATAATCACATTAATGTTCTTCATCGGGTCTACACTAGTCTTCAACAATTCTGTTGCATTTAGTGTAATATCATATTCAGTTGCTTTACTGATGTCATTGATTTTTGTAATAAGTTCACTATAATTACAACATACAAAACCGCATGACACAGTTGACTTAACTACAGAGTTAAGTTGGTCCGCAGAAAATGGCAATGCAGTAGATTTAATATCAAAAAGTTCAATATACTTATTCATAACACTTATACATCTTTATTGCTTCTTTTACACGTTCAATACTTGGTACTTTCACGATAGTATCTGGTAACAAATCATGCCAAGGATCGCCAAAGCCATTGAACCACATAATGAACCACCAATAGTTTGGTGAACCAAGTGTTCTCAATGCTAATAAGTCTGGTCTAGCATATTCATTTTCTTTAACTATCGTATAAGTTACATCGCCAAAATCATAGTTTTTGAAGTCACATCTGCTAATGTTGAGCTGTACGACATCATCGACTGTGACTTTCTTCATCATGTTAACTCTATTTGTAGCATTAATCATACTTTTATATTTATGCATAAATATACTATATGGGATTAACGAATTACGGACAATTTTCTGAACTTGCAGCAGCAAATGCGTCTGGTACTAACATTAGAACTCAAGCTGATATCGAACATGATGCAGGCGTTCTAACCGATTCATTTGATGCGTTAAAAACTATTGACATTTCGATGAATAATGACACTGGTCCAGCTGCGTCATTTGTAGGTAATAATACTGATGTAAATATAAAAACGTTATCTCAAATCTATGGGAATAACGTTTTTGATTTGTTCGTAGATAACAACCATTTGATTGCTGTTCTTCAAGAAATGCCATCATTTTCGAGAACAGCGCAATGGATTCCTACTGTTTCAACTAACATCACAAATAAAATTAAAGAAGCGCTGAATGATGAAAAATATCAATTGATAAGCTCATTAGTTGGTGCTCCTCAAATTCCAGTTGTATTGGCTGGTTCTAATACATCTCAGCGTTATCAAACAAGTGATCCTGTTACTTTCAACTTGAAATTCAGAATTTATTCTCAGCAAGCAATTGGTCCTGCTGCATATTTGACTGGATATAAGAGAGCATTAGCAATGCTTACAATTTATACTCCACCAATTCACTCTTATGATAATAAGAATACATTGCAGCTATTAGTTGGTAACGTTGCTTCTACTATTAACGAAGGTCTTAACACACTTGCACATATCACTGATTATGCTAACCAACAGTTTTTTGAAGGTGTTGATGCTTCTAATACAACAGTAAGTAAAAGCTTACAAAGTGCTAAAGTAGAAGGTATGACGTTAGTAAACATGTTGTATGACGTCTATACTGCTGATAGTAAAAGTCGTACAGAGAAAACAAAAATGTTTACGAAGGCGCTTGCTGATGCAGCAGATACGTTCAATAGGGTGTTAGAAGGCGATGTTATTGCTCAATTGCATAACGACCAAACTCGTGTTAATTCTTCATTGAATACTTATAATGGTATTTTTGGTGGTGCAATTTGGAATTTGTCAATTATGCCTGGAATGCTAAAGTATAGTATTCCAGTTAGTATCACCAATTGGACTGCAACTCTATCAAATGAAATCGATAGTAATGGTGATGCTGCTTATTGTGATTTTACTGTTGCGTGTAAAACTGATCAAGATAAAAGCGCACTTTATTGGCTTAATCAAATCTATTCTAGCGATACTGATGCATATAAACTTGCATTCGCTAAGCGAAATAATAAAGACTAAGCTTTAGTTTTCTTTCTGTTAATCATATTCTTGGGAACGAATAGAGAAATCATTTGTTCCCTTGTTAAGTCTTGTGCAGTATTTAGTGTTACTGTGAAATCGTAATAAAGTGGTTTTGGTCTGAACAACTCAGTATCTTTACCATACAATCCTCTAACGAATTGAGCACTTGGTGTAGCATTAAATGTATTAATGTACCAATACACTTTACTAGCTGCATTCTTTGTAGATTGAATAAATTTTGGAATTTCTATATCAAACACAACATGACCAAATGCAGTATTCTTAGTTACAATATCAGAAACTTTATCTGCCATTTCTTTGATATTAGTAGTCAATGTATTGTAATTTTGAGAAGTTGCGCTTGTAAAATTTTGTGGACCTGCTGCAACATCAGTTAGTAATGATGCAAATACGCCTGCTGAATCTACAGCAGTATTAATTAAATCGATACCTTTATCGATACCATGTCCTACTGCTGTCTTAATATTGCTAACATAGTTACCAAATGTAGATGTAACAAGTGGACTTGTAGCAAAGAACAAAGTTTTTAACCATGTTTCATAAGTAGAAGCCATTTGTCTATAACGCGTATTGTAAGAATCTGCATAGATTCTAAATTTAAGAGTTATGCTTAAAGGACTTGATGCTGTCATTGCTCTTTGTGAGAATTCGTTAGTCAATGGCGTACTGACGTAATTATCACCAGCAAACATTTGAATAAGACTACCAATTGACATTAGATTGTCAGTTGGTTCAAATATTTTCTGTGCAGCTGTAAAATATGATGTAGCATTTGACTGTTGCCATGTAGTAGTAAAACTAATTTGAGGCAATTCGTCTAATACGCTAACAACTGGAGTTAGCATTGTTTTTTCTTGTAAAATACCACGATCGATTAACAATGATCTTGAAATATCATGCAAACTTAATTTGCATGTCATATGAGTCGTTGGCTTCAACGCTCTATTTTCTTCATACATTGAATCGTAAAATGTAACTTGCTGCATATTATTGTGCTATTGAATTAAGAGTTGCTGCTCTATTATGATTGAAATTTGTATTGTTGCGTGCTAATTGAAGTGATAGATCTTTCATAGTATTTACCATTTCTTTATTTAACTTATTAGCTTTTTCAAGTTCAGCCAGTTGTTTAACTGCATCAGCGTGTTGAGCCTTTTCATATTCCTTTGTTGATAGAGTTAGTTTTGTATTTATCGAATCTCTTGAACTAACTTTAGCAATTTGAACTTGCTCGCTACGACGTGCAGTATTAGCATTATGCACTGTAGAAACTGTTGCGTTATTTGCAACTTGAGCCGTATTATGCATTTTATCGAGTTTACTCAATTCAGTATTCTTTTTATCAATCTGATTTTGAATAAAACCAACTGCTGCTCCACCGATACCACCAATTGCTGCACCAATTGCTGTTCCGACAGGACCACCAAGAGAACCGATTGTAGCGCCAAGAGCTGCACCAGATAATGCTTTAGAACCAACATTATGAGTATTATTGTTAATCATTCCTTTTTCGGCAGCTTTATTCATAGCAAGATCACCGACCACACCAACTGTAGCGCCAATTATACCACCTCTTGCGAATTTAGCAAGCTTTCCAGCACCACCTAGCCATCTACCGGCACTAGCAAGTCCTCTACCAATATTACCTGCGCCTCTACTAATACCACGACCAATACTTCTACCAGCTCTTCTTCTTAAACTACGTCTACTTAAACCATCACCACCAGTAAAACTATTGAATTTACGCCACATGATGTAATTCGAAAGCGTTGTCAGCATTGTAGGTAAAACTTTTAAACCTACTGCAATAGCACCAAGTGTAGTTACACCATTAATAATAGACTTACCAATTTCAGAATTCTTAAATACAGTGTATAGCGTAGTACCTAACTTGGTTCCAGTTATAAATCTGTATAAGCTAAATGCGAGTAAACCAAATGTTACAAGTTTACCAACGATAGAGTTCTTAAATAAATTAGTTAAAGCTGAGAAACCAAGCTTTAATGGCGTTAAAATCAAGTTTGCGCCTATCTTTATTGATGAAAGCATTGCTTGTCCAAGCAAACCAATTGCGCCATGTATCGTTGTAAGACTACTTAAAGTCTTACCTAATTTACCAAATGATGATTTAACTGTCGAAATAACTGCACCAGTTGTATTTGCAATTGATGACTTGAAAGTTTTGAATGCGCCGTTAATAGAACCAGCTAATACACCGATTCTACTATTAAGAGCTTTCAAAGGATATGATAATGTTGTTCTAATATTGTCTTGTAAATTGGAAGAATTTGATAGAATCTTATTTAGAACTTTGTTGTTACCATTTCCGACCTTTGCATTCATGTCAGAATTTGTTTTGATAGTCTTAAGCACATTCAGCATTGTATCTGAACGTGATAATTTCTCTTTACCGATTGTTAATGTATGAGTTGCGCTTTTAACAAGTTTGTCTAACGCATTTCGTGTTTCAACTGACATACTAGCAAGTTTTTGTTTTATGCTAGTAGTCTCTGCTGCAGTATATGCAACATTCTCATTAGTGATTCGTAATGATTCTTCTAATGTAGTATTGACTTTATTAAGACTATTCAACAATTCTTCCATAAATATATTTATATGTCGCTCGATTTAACTACTTCTGTAAACAATTATAATACCAACCAATTTAGGGTCATTTTCAATGAATGGCCTAACTTGACAGGTAAACCACTGAATCAATCGGTGTTTAACAATAATGTTCGTTCGATTACTATTCCAGATATCAATATTCCTATGTTAAATACTCAGATTGGTCATGTTCAGCAATACCATCCATCGCCAATTGGTTATCGTCAATTGAATAAGATTTCTGTAAAGTTCAGAGTAGATGATAAGTTGCTCAATTATTATGCAGCAAAATGTTGGATTGATGGTTCACGTACTGGTATTCGTAAAGAGAATAATAACTTTCCTGATGACTTTTTAAGATATAACAGAATTGAGACAATGGAAATTCAGAATATGGATAACTCTGAAAATATTGTTTCTAAAATGTTATTTAAAAGAGTATTCTTAACTGACATTAGCAATTTGACTTTACAATATGGTGCTTCTGAAAACGCAGAATTTACATGTACATTTGTATACGAAGAATGCACATTCGAGACATTAGTAGAAGAAGAGCTCAAAGATGCTCTATAAATATAACAAACATTAGGAGTTTAACATGAAATTACCAATTTGCGAATCTTATAAACACTTACATGAAAGTGATGCAGAAGCTGATATTCAACAAGCAATGCAACAGATTATGCAATATGTTACACATCCAGATACAGTACAAGATGAACTTGAATTAAATGACAAATTAGCAATGAATATTGCTACAGCAACGTATGACGATTTTACTGATGAGTTTGGATGGGAAATTGATATGGAAACTTTCGCAGAAGCATTAACTAGATTATTTAAACTTGGTAAATTAGTTTTTGATGTAAGTGAAACAGGTCATAATTTGTATATCAAAGAAACCTAATTTAAGTTTGTTTATAAAACTTAAAAGCCAGTCGAATGACTGGCTTTCGCTGTATTCGTTAAATGAATTGGCTTGTGTCTTTCGAATCAAGCATATTTAACCATTGATTTATGTGGCATGAAGATTCTAGCCAGAAATCAGAGTGATTACATTGCTGATATTGATAATTTCTAATTTCGTTGAACTTTTCTTTCTTACAAAGTTTCCAGAACATTTCATCGATTTGATCAACTGTCCAGTTATCGTAATATTTGCATTCTGGATGAATTTCACGATATGGACTATCGTCATTATCTTTAAAGACTGTACCGATAAAGACTGCACCAGTTGCACAAGCTTCAGTAAATCTCAATGCAGATTTGCATTTGTTGAATTCGTTATCTACGATAGAAGCAATGCTAAAGTCTGCCATTTGTTCCTGGAAGAGTCTTGGGAATGTTTGTGAATTTGCCCAAGGAACAAACTTAATCTTGTCTCTAATAGGTTCCCAGAAGAATGGAATAGCACCCATACAAACAAAATCGATCTTATCTTCTTTAACATTCTTAATAACCCAATCACATAATGCTGTATTCCAATCACCACGTTTACCTGCAATACCAGGAAAGCCTTGTGGTTCTTGTGGAGATGGTGCACGAGGTGGAATTGGATTGATATAGTGAGTTGGAGAACCTGAATAAATTACCTTTGGCTTCTTCAAATCTTCAGTAATGTCACCTTTACGAGGATAATTCCACAAATAACGAGGAACTACATTCTTAATAGTCATTACATTGTTAGCACCAAATACTTTTTCGAATGCTTTCTTCAAGTAATCAGTTGAAACAACTATCAAATCCATCAAAGGAACTACTTCTTTTAAACAATTATGAATAGATTCTAAGTTGATGCGCTGACTACTCAAATTATACGAAGGAATACCATCTTCTTTATCAGCAGGACCTAAGCCAGTTTTGAAAATTAAGTCATCAATTTCAAATACCATCTTGTAACCATACTTAGGCTGTAAAGCTTTATATCTCTTTACAATATCAACATGCAAAGGAGAAACAGGACGTTGGAAAATAATCGATTTGCAACGCGCAAGAATATTTGGATCGAATGTGAAAATAGGCATAACAATAGGAGTTACGCCAGTATCAATACCACAAAAATACATAGCATTGTAACGCAAGCGTACATGACTACAACCAGAATTATCACCAATATAAACTAAAGCTAGATTCTTTCCATCAGCTTGTATAGTATTGCCATTTAACATAAAGTCACCTCAATAAAAATTATATCTTATTTATTAAATAAAAAATGAACAACTTATAGTTGTTCATTTTTAAATTTTTATGTGTGAATAGAATTATTCAGCAATGATGTCGTCAACGATGAACATCTTGTTAGCTTCTGTCAAGCAAACATTGTACTTTTCAGAATACAAGTGAGTCAAGTGTTCGTTCATTGCCTTGTACAACATCTTATTGAATTCGGTAGATTCCTTCTTAACATCTCCACCAACTTCTGGTGTTAAGTCATAGACTCTACCTTGCATAGTTGTATATTTTGGCTTATCGTATTCACCAGTCCATCTTTCCCAAGAACGTCTTAGTGCTGTAGCAGCTGGATTTCTTGCACCACCAAGTTCTTTCCACTTAGGATGAACGATCTTGTAGTAAATTTCGTTTTGAATAGCTTTACCAGCATTGGTTGGAATTGCCCAGTGACCTGTACCAACTGGCTTAAAAGTACCATCAGCAATCTTTTGCTTGATGATGAACTTTGTTGCAGCTTCAATCTTTGGAAGTAATGCGTTAAATACATCACTTTCAGCTTTAGCAACAATACCAGCTTTTTTATCGAATTTTGCAGCATTAGCAGCACGTCTTGAAGCTGCACCAGTGAATTCACCTGTTGCAGCTGGATCTGGCAACAATGAGTTAGGTTCGTCTTCGCCTAAGTATTCATCGGCTTCGACATTAGTACCTGCGATGTCTGCATCATTAAATTTCCAAGTATAGTCTTCATCATTAACAGTAATCTTACGACCATCTGGCAATGTAGCTTGGACCATCTTTTCATTTAGTTTAGCCTTTTCAACACAGTCAGGTTCTTCAAAATAACGAGAAGCAGCTTCGAATAAACGTTGTTCTGCTTTAAGTTTCAATTCTTTCTTATTCATTTTAAATATTCTCCTATATTTGCAAATATGAATATTATGATATATTTATGCAAACTTTTCAATTTATTTATACAATGTCGCGGAAAAATCACTGGTCTTTAGTGAGTGATAGGCTTCATACTCAGAGTACTGCAATATATGGCAAAGTTCGATATTTGTCATTATAATCTAATCCATAGCCAATTACAAACTCATTTTCGATCAAAAATGCGTAAAAAGTAGGTTCATTTTCAGCAGAATGTGCCTCTTTTTTATTCAAAAGTACGCAAGTATCTGCTAATTCTGCACCTGCTTGTAAGATATATTCCTTTATGCTCTTCAAAGTATAACCAGAATCACAAATATCATCAACAATTAACACTTTTAAACCATGATATTTACCAAAATTAGCGTACTGAATGTCTAACTCACCAGTAGATTTTGTATCAACATAACTTGATACTTTAATGAAATCTACATTAACGTCTAATCCTTTTGTTAAATCAGAAAAGAACATATACGCGCCATTAAGTACACATATAACGTAGTCATACTTCTGATTCTTAATTAGTTTTTGTAAGTTTTCAATCTTTTTAGCAATTTGTTCTTCAGTAATTATTTTGCGCATAATTTAGCTCTATCTTCTTTAGTTAAAATTCGTTGATTTTTACTTCCTCTAAACTTCAACGTTAAATCCTTTTGTGCCTCACAAAAAGGTCCATCGATTAGAACATCGACGTTATCAAGAATGTAATTAGTAGTACCTTGAATATATTTACGTTGTCTCACTAACAAATCTCGTTCATACACATAACCTGTATACATCCAAATTGTTTTGTTAGGACATTCTTGTTTGAATTTTTTGATGAATGCATGTAATGCTAATTGGTTTTCTTGCTCCATTGGATCACCACCTAAGATAGTCAATCCAGAGATATAAGATTTCTTACATGCTTCAATAATTTCATTTTCTTCAATAGCAGTAAAAGGTTGTCCATAATTGAAGTCCCAAGTTACTTCTGAGAAACAACCTTTGCAATGATTTCTGCAACCAGATACAAATAAGCTGACGCGAACGCCTTCACCGTCAGCTGTATCTACAAATTTAATGTTTCCGATAATTCATAATGATATTTATTCAAATATAATAAAAGCGTAGCTAATTGATAGTTACTCTTTACTTAATAAATTTATAAATCGTGTTTAGAGTTCAGGATAATAATTTTGTGATCATCCCAACAATTTATATTAGTTGCGGAAAGAAAAATCAACCATCTTTAGTGGTTGATATGAATTTCCGCTAAAATAAAAAATTTCAAAAATTAAAATTATAAATAAAATATAGATTATTAGAATGGGCAAGATTCTAATGATAGGAAATAAGTTTAAAAGCTAGAAATAGCCATATCCTATTGGTACTTGCCCTACTGATAGGATTTTTAGTATATGAAGAAAGGACTAGAAGTAAGATTATATCCAAGTAAGGAACAAAGAGTTCTCATTGACAGAACTCTTGGTTGTACTCGTTTTGTATATAATCGTGTTTTAGCCTTAAAGAAAGAACTCTGGGAAGACTATAAATTATCATTTAATCCAAACTTGAAGAGTTTTAAAGAAGAATGGAAATTCTTGACTAAAGTTCCTTCACAAGCTTTAGCAAACAGTTATATGGACTGTATGGCAGCATTTAACAACTTCTTTAATTCTATAAAAGGTAAATCAAAATCAGAACAGAAATTTCCAAAGTTTCATAAGAAAGGACAAAAGGACTCTTTCAGAATTGCGGCTACAAAAACTTCTAAAGGATATGATATACGAATTGAAGACTATGAATATGTCAAAGTACCTAAACTAGGTCTGATTAAGTTTAAGAACTATATTGAAGTTGACTGGTCTAAAATTCGTATCTATAACATAACTATTAAGAAAACACCTACTGGAAAATACTTTGCTAGTCTTTGTTGTGAACTGCCTGAAAAAGAATACGTTGAACCTAAATTTGAAGCTTGTAGTTTTGATCTTGGTTTAAAAGACTTTTGTATTTTTGACTCAGGCGAAGTTATTGAAAATCCAAGATATTTTAGAGCTTCTCAATTAAAGTTAGCAAAAGAACAAAGAAAATTAAGTCATTGTATTAAAGGTTCACAAAATTATAAGAAACAAAAACTTAAAGTTGCTTTAGTACATGAAAAGATTAAAAACCAAAGAAAAGACTTTCAGCATAAATGGTCAAGAAAAATAGTGAACGAAAACCAAGTCATTGTTTCAGAAGATTTAAATGTGAAAGGTATGTTAAAAAATCATAAATTGGCTAAAAGTATTCAGGATGCTTCTTTTGGAAGTTTCCTAAATATGATAGCATACAAAGCTAACGAACAGCACAGACAATATGTAAAAATAGGAACATTTTATCCATCATCTAAATTATGTCACTGTTGTGGATTTAAGTATAAAGGTCTAAAACTAGAAGAACGTTTCTGGACGTGTCCGAAATGCGGAACTTATCTTGATAGAGATGAAAATGCCGCCATTAACATATTAAATGAAGGTCTTAGAATTTTAAGTAGAAATACTGATGGAAGGTCAGGAAGTGATAAATCACTTAAGCCTGTTGATGCTGGTTTGAATACAAACCTTGAGCAGGAATCAGTCATAGCAAGCGGTATTACCGCTTGCCGCGCTGAGAAAATCAACTGTCTTTAGCAGTTGATTGCTTCATAAGCAATTGAAAACTAGTAGTAAGGATCGTAGTCATCATCACGGTCATTTTCGTAATAGTACTTATACTGACCTGTCATTGTGATTTCAACGCTTGTATCAGTTACATCTTCACTATCATTATCACCATCATATTCGATTTCCAATGCTGCTTCTGTTGAACAAATATCAGGAATCAAGTCGAAAATTTCATCGTCAGTTTTACCTGCAAAAACTTCTTTTGGAATAGAAACATTCAAATTACATTTGACGTATGCAGTATAGTGATAATAATCACGTCCTTCATCAACATCTTCATCTGTAACTTCAACAACTGTACCTATTACTGTAGCACCTGGATAGTCTTGCTGAAGAGCTTCTTGAAATACTTCTGCATCTTTTTCTACAACAGATTTTGCTTCTTTCTCAGCTTCACTCATTTCACGTTCTGTATCTGGACCTTCAGATGGATAATAAAATGAAGCATAAGTTGACGGATCTCTAAATTCGCTTTCTGAAAATAACATAACTACCTCGTTAATTTTTAATATTTATACAAAAAATCCCGCATAGCAATATGCAGGATTTTGTGAGTTAACAGCGCGATAACTTATAGATGTTTAACTCGATCGTCTACTAATGTGTAACATCTATGAGTATAACATACTCGTTATTGCTACCAAAATGTGAAGTATTTGTCAATGTTTCTACGATGTAATCTTTATATTTTTCAGTTTCGTCAACAACAAACAAATATTTTGAACATTTATGTTTTTCTATACACAAGTCAATCCATTCATCACAAGTTTTTTCGACTTCATCTTTATCCTTATTCCAATGTTCTTTTCCTCCGTATGGCGGACAAGTAAATAATGCAGCATGTTCGTATGTTCGCGTTTGTGCAAATATTAAATCTTCTGTTTCTACAGTAGCAATTTTGATTTGTTTATAATTTATGAGTTCTTTACTTTCTTGCACGTGTTTTTCATTTATATCGAAACCTACGTAATTTTTATCGCAATTATGACTTCCTAATAACCTACCACTAAAACCGCTGAATGGATCGATTATAGTTGTATATTCATTCAAATATTTTTTGATAAGTGAAGTTGCTAATTCTGGTTTAAATACACTAATTTTTGGCGCAAGTTTAGTCACATTAAAACCTTGTAATATATCACTTGGTTTGCAATGTCCCATATATTTTAATCGATTCAGTGCACATTTGTAAATCAATTCTTTATCATTCCATGCTTCAATTGGTGATGGTTTATTTTTTCGATGTGCTTCATATATGCTTTTATGAAAATGCTGTATCAGTCCTAAGTCACCTTTATTTTTTAAATCTGTGTTTAAATATGGAAATTCAAGGTTGTTTTTAAATAGATTTACAAAATCTTTTGTATATTTTTCATTTACATAATTTTCGTATTCACTATAATCAGTAATGATTTTCACGTGATTTCGCAGCATGCATTGGTGTTTTGCTTCATATAATGCATTTCGTTGTGCTATATCTTCTTCTGTGTCAGTATCATAACGATATGGACAGCACATTTTACTATTAACATCTTTGTTTTCGAAAAATTGCAAACCTTTTAGTTCTACTATATCACTGCCAATTTTAAAATCTGGTCTATAATGTTTAACTTCGTTATTGAATGTAAAATCGAATGTAATATTTGGTTGATATTCAAAGTCTATGTCATGATCTTTTAACCAAATATAATATGTTAATTCGCAAGCGCTATCGAAAGTTCTATTATCAAATGTGTATTTTCTTCTCATTTTTTTAAAGCTTTCGTTTGATAATGAAGGATGTGTAACGCCATATACATTTAACATAGTAGTCTTATATTTTGCTTCTGCTTCAACAGTATGACCTAATTTTCCATATTCAACGCGTTGTTCATGTGTAAAAGTAGAAAGAAAATTTGTAACTCCGTATTTAGTTTGCAAAGCAGTCTCGAAAATTTGTCCTCCAAATGATCCAGGATTTTTTGTATTATACGCGCGTTCACACGTATTTTCCATTTTATTGCGCAATTCTTTTGATTCTAATGTAGTTTTTGCGCCATATTTTTCAAGCATTGTAGCTTGTCTTTTATCTTTACTATAAATTGTTCCACATTTGTTTGAGCAACATAGTAAATATGATGAACCTCGCCACGAAGTAGGTTTTCCACACACTGCGCATACACCTTCATTTTTCGTTTTAATGAATTTATCGTAATGCTCTTTAAATGTAATATGATGTGTAAATTTTAAATGGTATGCTAAACCATTATTTCTTGTAAATGTTTTGTTACATAGATAACATTTATATGTTAATTGCATATTCTAATCTCCATTTATTTAAAGACCAATTCCCGTTGGTCTATTTTATTTATAAAAAGTAAGGTAGAGTGCGGGAACACTCTACCAACCAAGGATTAGAAACTTGGCTGTCCTTTATAAATGATAAACGCGATCGTGAATGTCACCCATTCTGCCTTGACTCATTGCGTTTGCATTACCGAGATATCCACAAATACGTCTAACTACATTCATTTTGCTTAAATCAGTGTTTTCACAGTTTTTGCATTGCCAAATGAGTTTACCATCTTTATTTACCATGTCGATAGTACCTGTTCCACCACAGCAATGACACCATGAAAGTTCTGTGTTAATTTCAGCATACATGATTTTGTCGTACATGTATTGGATGACGGACAATACTGCTTCAATATTGTTTTCCATATTTGGAGTTTCAATGTAAGAGATTGCACCACCTGGAGACAAAGGCTGAAGTTGTGCTTCAGTGTCAATCTTCTTGAAAGCGTCAATTTCTTCAAATACAGGAACGTGATAAGAGTTAGTTATGTAGTTTCTGTCAGTAACGCCAGGAATAACACCAAATCTACGTTGTAGAGACTTAGCAAATTTTTCAGTAGTATTTTCGATTGGAGTTCCATAAACAGAATAATCGATTTTTTCTACTTGCTTCCATGCTTTGCACTTATCGTTAAGTTTCTGCATGATTTGCTTACCAAGTTCCATGCCTTCTGAATCAGTTAATGACTTATCGATAAGAACTTTAACTGTTTCACACAAGCCAGCATATCCAAGCGAAATAGTCGAATAACAATTGTAAAGAAGATTATCGATTGTTTCACCTTTCTTCAATCTTGCAAGTGCACCATTCTGCCATAAGATAGGAGCAACATCAGATTTAACACCACGAAGATGTTCATGACGAAGTCTTAGTGCACGATGGCAAAGTTCCAATCTTTCTTCAAGAATAAACCAGAACTTTTCAATATCACCCTTAGCAGACAATGCAACATCTGGTAAGTTGATAGTTACAACACCTTGGTTAACTTTAATACTTTATATTACTATAAAGAATAGACTATCTCTTCAACAATTTCTTGTTGCCACGTACTTCGGAATGTGCTAATCTCATCCCTACATGCTTACACTCATCAGCATTAGTCGTTACACCTTCAATTAAGCTCGGCACGGTATTATCCATTTCAGGAACTCCACCGTTAGCAAGATTTCTCTCACACCCTTTTAGCATAGGTTCTCGTGGTTTAAGGACACCTTAACAATGGGTCAAGCGTCCGTAGTATTTTGGTTTACTACTAACCTCATATTTTACTGTATATTTACCATTTTTAAAATCTATGGATTTAACTGTTCCTTTACCTTTTAAAGTAACAGTTTTTCCAGAATCTACCAATTCTTTAATTTCAGATAGTTTCATTTATATACCTCTATATCTTTGTGTTTATTATAAAATTCTCTTTTATGTATTTCAAATCACCATTTTCAATACTTGATGTTTTAATGATTGGTATATTTTCACTTAATAGAAAATTATATTTTTCAGTCCAATCATAACCTTTATACGGTGCAATACCAATAGGTTCATCTTTTTCATTGAAAAAACAATCACCCTTTAATTCAACATAAGTATCATTAGATAATATATGAAAATCAAAATAATATGGATGTAATTTTCCATCTTTCTGTAAATACTTCTTATGGTATTTCTTATTATATTCAAATTCAATACCATTATCTAATAGCCAAAAATAGTAATAAATTTCATATTTTGAATCAAAACATATTTTTTTAGAATCTATATTAATCTTCCATTTCTTTTTTGAAGATTTAGATTGTTTTTCTCTTATTTCAGGAACTTGCGCAGTATATTCATAACCATATTTATCCAAACAAGTTTTCTTTGATTTTTCTTTAGATTCCTTGTCTTGAAAGCCTTTAATACGGACACCGAAATTTTTTAAATTGTTTTCTTCTCTATGCTTTTGTATAATTTCTTGATAGTTTTCACCTAATTTTTCAGTTAAAGTTTTATCTATTTTCTTTCTTAACTCTGGAGATTGTGTTGTATATTCGCAACCCCATTTATCTTCCATAGTTTTCTTTCGTTTTTCTTTAAATTCTTTAGAAGTAATCCATTCAGCAGTTCCTGAATGACCAAACCAACCGTAATTAGGGTCTTTTTCACGAATATCTAATTGTGTTTTTATACCCCTACAAGCTCTACAAATAAAATAATCTTTATTGGTCACAGTTTTATAATATAGCATTTGTTCTTTATTACATTTACTGCAAACAAAAAAGATTTTATCTTTAGGTTTAAAATTGGAAGACTTTAATTCTTCCATACTATTTTTCCAAACTATATCCATATTATTCTCCTTTAATGAGGTTACCACGCCTCAATACATTATTTATAAACTTATGAGTTAGAATACAACTATGGATAATTGTATTCAGCTTTGGTGGCATCAAAGTTGTCCTCATAATAATCATTTATTCAACATCCAAGTCAACATCTTCAGTAAATGTAAGAATTTCATCGTGTTTAGGTTGACGATAAGGAGTCAAGAAACTTCTACAACCCATGCATGGATATGCATCACCTTCTTCACCTTTCTTAGAAATCTTCTGCTGTTTCATAATCTTTTCAGAGATATAGTCAGGTACCATGCGCTTTGTTGTGCATGTAGCAGCAAGCTTTGTCAAGTACCAGTACTTACTATCTGGCGTAATGTTATCTTCTTCCAAGAAATACAAAAGTTTTGGGAATGAATTAGCATAGTATTGTCCAGATTCATTCTTAACGCCTTTTATACGCTGTTTAAGAATTTCTTCAATAACTCTTGCTAGATCTTCCTTTGCTTCTTCATTTTCTGCTTCATTTAAATACAAACATACTGAAACAAAAGGTGTTTGACCATTTGTAGTCTGCAATGTCAAAATCTGATATTGCAATGTTTGAACACCACCTTCAATATCGTCCTTTACCAAATCTTCAATTTGTTCTGCTGACAAAGTAGGATATTTCTGTTTAAAGTATTCTCTTGTTTCAGGAACGAATTTAGACAAATGAGAAACAGTAATAGTCTGTCCACCATATTGAGATGATGCGACTTGTGCAATAATTTGAGAAGCGATATTACATGCAGTTTTAAATGTGTGAGGTTTATCGATAGTATTTCCAGAAATAACTGTACCATTTTGCAACATATCGTCAAGATTGATTAAGCAACAATTATGTTCTGGCATTGCGAAATAATCCATGTCATGAAAGTGGATAATTCCGTCTTTATGTGCTTTGTATATGTCAGCTGGTAGCAAATAACGCTGTGAAAGATCCTTTGAAACTTCACCTGCCATGTAATCACGCATGGTTGATAGAATGTTAGGATTCTTATTAGCGTTTTCCTGATGAATGTCTTCATTATCACCACTTAATAGCGAAAGAACCCTATCATCAATAGTGTTCTTTTTTGCATCTAATGCTTTCTGATAACGATAGACTATATATGCAGTTGCGACATCATACTTTCCTGCAGCCATAATAGCTTTTTCAACAAAATTCTGAATATCATCAGTTTGAATTGCTACAGTAGATTGTTTACATTTATCTTCGATTTGCTTAGCTATGTCTTTAATTTCACAGACACTTAAACGATCTTCTAATCTGATCATTGAGTTTGCTCTCGTAATAGCTTCGACAATATTATGTTTATTAAATGTAACTTCACTACCATTACGCTTACGAATTTTCATACATACCTCTTTATACGTCTTTTATAATAATATCAATTCAATTATAATAATTTTTTAGTAAAATTATTTATGAAGTTTGTGATTCTAGCCACATAAGATACCCAATTCCTTCTCAGTTAATACTTTGAATGTATAACCATGACGATGACAATATTCTCTAGCAGCTTGCCATTTTTCGTTGTTACGCATAATAACTAAACAACGTTCATGCCAGCTGTTTATTCTTCGCTGAGTAGGTTTCTTTGGTGGAGGCGGCAAGATTAGATTACCATGCTCGTCTAGTCTTGCTGCTTGGCTTTCTGGTTTTATTTCTATTACCAACTTACGTATCGATCCATCTTTACTTCTAGTAACCATCACAAAATCTGTAATGTATTTGTGGGTTTTATTATCTGTCTTACTGTAGTATGGAATAGAAAGAACTTCTGACCCATATGCTAAAATGTTTTCCTGTTGGTCACAAAAATTACAAACTATACGCTCCCATGAACTTCTAAAAGTAATAGGCTTAGCGTCTGGATATTGACCATTATAGTTGAAACATTTCTCTGGATTTTTGGGCACAAAGGTACCAGAGTTATACTCTTTTGCAAATATACTCATATCACAAAGTTATGTTAAAATTATTTTTGTTCTTTTTGTTGCTGCTGATTCTGCTGTTGTTTGTTAGTTTGCTCTTTTGTTAAATCCAAATATCTAACTTTCTTGTGAGCATACAAACTTCTAGCAATATTTAACGAAATAGGAGCAACTAAAATGCCGCCTTTGAAACTAGGACCAGTGACTGTTTCTAAGAAATTACCAATCTTAGCAAATGCGTTCGAAACTGCACCTTCTTCCTGATTAAGCTTAGAACAAATGAACATTTTGCCTGTGTTAAAATCACAATATGCAAAATATACTCTGTTATTGTGTCCATTGTTAGTATTCTTATCATCAGTTTTGTGTTTATCAATAGCTGATGTATCTTTCTGGCCACCATTTTGTTCTCTTTCTGCTTTATTTACGGCTTGACTGAAGTTTTCGTCTTCATTAAGAAAATCTAAGAATGATTCAGCGATTTGACATTCAGAATCATCAGCTAATGCTCTTTCGATTATTTTACCAAAAGTTTTAGCAATATCATTTTCATCGAAGCCTGTGCTTTCAGCCAATGATTTAATACAATTATCAAACGATAAAACGCCATTCTTCTTTAATTTTGTTGATGCTATATAAGACGAAATTCCATCTAGCATTACATCAGTATATTTTGATTCAATTAACATTTGTTACCTCTTATCTTTTTGCTAATTTCTGTAAGTATTCAGTTAACTTTTCGACTGAAAGTATTTCTCTATAACCTGCTCGTGATTTGCAGAATACGCCTTGTGTTGATCGATACCAAATTTCAATCTCGCCAAAAGATGGAATGAATACTGTCTGAAGACCTAAAACTTTATCTTGCTTTTTGAATGGTGTGAATTGAGTAGCATTACTACGAAAGATATCACTAATTATTTTTACAACTTGTTGAACATTTTCTGGAGTAATATTAGTGCCTTCGAACTTGCCTACTTCAGGATGTGCAGCAATCCAAGCATCAACTTCTGCATCAGTATAGCAGCGTGTTTTCTTACTTGATGGATCATCTGTACTACAAACAATCAAACCATCATTTCTAAACCACAAACCTGCTTCATCACCATTATGATCTGTTTCATAAACGATTTTGCCAATATAGTGAGCACCATTTTTAAACTGCACATATTTTGCAGATGGAACTTTATCAAGAATCGAATCCTTGATTAAATCGTATGTTGCTAATTGAATTTGAAGAAGCAATGCTCTTTGATCATCTTTAACCTTCTTTTGAGTTTCTCTAACTCTCTTAGCGTCTTCATCTTCATTTCTAGGTGTAAACATATCTCTATATTCAGTTAGAACTGGTAAGTCTACTGATTTTGATTCTATGAATAAATTTAAACGCTGTAACACTTGTATAATCCTATCTACACTAAATGTACTTGCAGCTTTATTAAGCCAGTTCCATACTAAACTTTGTTCTTCATCTTTTTTATTGATTGCTTCGATAGAGACGTGACCATGATCAGCCAAAGAGTTAATTACATCTATCAAAAATCGCTTAGATGGAGAGTCTTTAAATAAAGCTATTGATGTTTCATCTAACTTTTGCATATTATATTTATGAAAAACGCAGCCATAAATTGGCTGCGTTTTATGTTTATAAGTTGTTTATATTATTCGAAAGTAATTGTATTATTATTTCTGTTAACTGTTATGTTAACTTGAATAAATTCAATTGCTTCAGCAGGAACAACTGCGATATTCACATAAACTAAGTGTGTGTCCTTAGGATCTGGAATAACCTGTACGCTCTTTGCAAGCAAACCACCGTTAGCCATAATTGTGCTCAAGAACGAATCAACTGTATTACGCATGTTGCTTCTTACAGTAGATGTGTTGTTCTTGTATAAGAATGGAATCAACATCTGTTCAAGATACTTTTCGATATAGTTGATACAACCACGAACATTAATTCTATTCAAAGCTGATTCTTTCTTCAATGCAGTTTTCTGACACCAGATAACTTCACCAAGACCAGCACAAGATCTAGAACAGTTAATGTTAGCTGCGTAAAGCAGTCCAATTTCTGGATCAGAGAGCTTCAACAACTGACCATTACTGTAATCGATTGTACCATTATCAATACCAGCAGGAGCTTCCCAAGGCTTACCAAGTACCCAACGTCTAGCATAAGCACAAGCTAATGCAACAGACTTAGGCAAGTATACCCAGTTAGAAGTGTAACTATCGTAGTATCTATCGTAACCAGCCGTGCAAGCAACGTAAGAACCATTGCTGAATGTAAACAACTTACCTTCAGACAAGCTTCTATGACCTGTTCTTGCTGCCTTAGATGTTACCTGAATCGATGCTAAGTCAATACCACGATCAGAAGCAATTTCAGCAATCTTACGTTGCATCTGAGAGTATTTTTCCTTAGACTGGAAGGATTCGATAGGTTCAACGTTGAAGATAACATCGAACATACATTTCTGTCTGTCGGCATATAGTGATAATGCTGCAGTCTTTTCTTTGATTGTATGCTTTGTAGAATTCTTACCACCAGTTAACTGATAGATGCTGTATGTCTGTTTTGGCATTGCATACTTACCAGTAGCTGTTCTAGAATCAGAAACAGAGTTCAAAGAAACATAAATGTACTTAGACTGACCGTTAATTACGTATGGTGCATACATTGAGTTACCATTGCCATCCTTAACAGTTGGATCGTTAGATACCAAGAAGGATTCAACAGGTTCTCTTACCAATGCATCAAGACCAGAACCCCAAACAGAAGCTTGCTGGCTCTTTGTCTTTACGTAGACGTTAATCTTGTAAACTTTCTTCCAAATTAAGTTATTTGGGTTAACTTTATAAGTTGGATTCTTCATCCAATCATCATCAACTAAGTCTTCATCATCGAAACTGTATTTCCAGTCAAATGCAGCAGGTTGATTTTCAAGAGCTGCATTTCCAGCAACTTCAGGAGTGATGATCGAAATACCAATATTATTACCGTATTCGCCAGGACCAACAGCTGCAATTACTAATTGGTTGTGCTGGTTAGACTGATAACGTTCAATATCACCGTTACCTGGTTCGTCCAAAGTCAAGATAGACTTTGTATAACCATCCTTATAGATACCAGTTGGATCAGTGAATACTTCTGAAGAAGGATAAGCGGTCAATCTCTTGATCTTTTCTGGAGCATCAGTAGTATTGTCCTTATCAAACTGCCATGGTTCATTGATAGGTTCTGGCGAGTGGATAACGTAACAAGACTTTGTAACTCTCTGTCCGTTAACTGCTAAATCTCTATCGATGTAAGTCGTGAAGATTGAATCTGTCTTGAAGATAGCATCTTTCTTGTTATCATCTTTATCTTCAGGATTTACACTGAATACAATCTTATCGTAAACAGTCAATGTTTGAGCGTCAAGTAACTGAACAAACTTATAGTTTGCATCAGAAACTTCAGCTGCATCTTTACCGTAAAGATTTAATGCAATGTTCTTAAAGCGTTTTTGTTCTATTGGTCCAAGTGCACTAATTTCACGAACAGCTAAACCTTTTTTTAGAACTTCGTTATAGAATGTACCAGCTTCAGCAGAAACATTTGTATAGAAATCATCTAATGTATCAATGTAAATGTTTTCAAGAGTGTTTACAGCAGAAGTAGTAATTAGCGCCTGATTGTATAGAGCACCAGTGATTTCTCTAAACTGTGTACCATTAACTTTTTTAGCGTTTTCAATTGCAGAAGTATAAACAATTTCGTTTGTAATTGTGCTTTCTTCTTGCCAATCAAATACAGTTGCATTAACAACATCTGATTTGTATTCAATTACGTTTTCTTTCTGAACAAGTGCTAAAAGTGCAGTAACTGAAGTATCGCCAAGATCATCATTGTCAGCACTCAAAGTTGTTTCGAATGCGAAATCTTCTCTACCGTTAAGGATTAAGCTCTTGTTAACACTTATAACGTACTTACCACTTACGTCTCCACCTTCTGGTGTAGATTCGTTCTTATATGCAACCAACATATAAGATTCAATATTTCCCAAATCTCGTGCTGCGTTGTAATCAGCAACAGATGAGAAAACAGCTGCACTTGTTAAATAATCATCGCCACTTCCAGTTGGCGTCTTAACAAATAACTTTTGAGTATCATTGTCTGAATCAATGATCTTGTATAAATAACCTTCTTGAGTCTTATCTTTAACAGTAAATGTATCGCCATTGAAGAACGAACCATCGTCTCTAAAGATATGAACTGAATCTTCTTCAGCATCAGTCTGAAGATCGCGATACATTGCGGCATAACCGTTATCGACTAAGCAGAATGCGGTATTGTATTGAGATTCTGTCGATAGTGATTGACCATCTACTGTGTTCCAACCTTCTTCAGACAAGTTTGCGAACTCGAAAGCACCTTTCATAGGATCTAGCAACTTAATCTGTGGTTCGCCTTCCTTATCTACATAGTTGAATTGCTGTAACAATTGAGTTACTTTACAATCCTTAGCTGCAGCGTCATCGTATGGGAACTGAATGAAACCATAAGCTTCATCACCCATAGTTGCACGAACAGCATAAAGTTGTGGAGAACTTGCCAAGAATTGGTCTGCTGCAAAGTGACCATAATGTTCAGATGTTTCTTGATCACCAAACTGTTCATGGAATTTCTTTCTAGAAGTACTTAAAATTCTCTGGTTTACATAACCTTGGTTAGCATCCATTACAATAGCACCAACACCATCAACGATTTGGGTATTTGCAACGGTAGAATTATCTATTTCGCTAAAGCCAATACCAGGATAGTTCCAAGCTACTGAGCCTGCCATAATTAACCTCTTAATGTTTAATACACGATAATAATTTCACTCACTCACGATATAGTAATATTTATATTTATGATTAGAAAAGGTAAATTTCTATATAAAGAAAACTCAGTTATTAGATAACTGAGTTTGTTAATAAAATGTTAATAATTTGTTAATTAAAATAGCTTAGGAATAAAGAATTCTTGATCCATTTCAATGATAGGAGATAACTTAGCTCCACATTCTGGACAAACAAAATCTGCAGTTCTATCACATGTGAATGTATACTTATCGAGCGTATTGATAATGAAACAGAATGTCATAGCGTCTACACTTTGAACATAGTTATATGCATCCCACAAAGTTAGTTTCTTACCATTGATAGTTTTAATATAGCTAGCTAACAACATAAACTGATCATCGATAGGTTCGATATTAGCAGGATTGTTCTTCAAACGAACAATTGCATTTTCAGTACCAATTGTTGGGAATGTGAATTCGACCATGTCTTCATTAGGCATCTTCAACTGCTTTGAAGGCAAATGATTGTTGTAATGTTCTATATTCAACTTCTCAAATGTAAATTCGTGTAGAGACTGTGCACCACATTCTGGACAAGTACATTTGATTTGAATTGGACGATTCTTATAAGTGATATTTCTGATGTAATAAATAAACCAAAGCTTATCGTTAGTGAGAATATCAGTTATTTCAACGCCTTGAACACGCTTGGACAAAATTTTGTAAAGAACCTGATTTACACTTCCTTCAATGTTAGTTAAATCTTTCAAATCCATACCAGTGAAAGGTGTAACGTAAATATCATTCGGATAGAACACCCCATTAGATGGCAGCATAGATTTATCTAACAAGATTCCATCATGTTTCTTTACTGTTTGTAATGAAGGATTGTTAATAATATCTTGTGGAGTAAGATTTTTGTCGTCTTTAATTTCTCTCATAATAACCTCAATATATAATATTTATTATCTTCAGTTTATAACATATTCTCTTTATCTGACGATATAAAATATAAATAAAAATTTTGAACTGAGAAAGTTGCAGTTTTATGGCTCACTAATCCATTCAGGATCTACACCAGACAGTTCAAAGTCTGCATGTAGCATTGTATGATTTCTAAACCATTCGTCAGTGTAATGTGTTCTATCAATTGGTGCATTGACTGAATAACCTATATATGCGTTAAATTTTTGACAATTACCAGTAAGCGTAACAGTTTCTGTATTTTTTGTTAATGCAGTAACTACAGTAGCAGTTGTATAATCTGGGTCATTAATTTCACGCAAATCAAGTTTCAAATGTTCAGATTCTAATGCACTTGTGCTAAAATCATCTGTTTTAACTAAATATGCAGAAGTAATTGGTTTTACGCCAATACATTTTCCTTGTTCTGCGTATAAATCAGTTAATGTTTGTGGAACAAATGTTCTATATTCGGCTACATACAATGGATGTCCACTAACAGAAGCCAATTTCGAAGTATCACGAATACCATTAGAAATCAATCTATTAGCTGAGATGAAATCGTTATAACTATCTGAATCTGCAACAAAACCAGTCAATACATTAGTACGACCTGAATCAGGAATAAGTGAAGATACTGAACCAAAGTAATCGTTAAATACATTGTCATAGTCAAATTCTTGTCCATCATTAACAGGACGCCATTTGTATAAATCTGCAATGTAAACGCTTGGTGCATTGTTAATATCCAAAATTACAGGATACATGTTAGCGTCTTTAGCGTTTTCATCATCGTAAAATAAAACATACAAATTACCACACATAATGTCTGATATTGGTACGATTACAGAAAATGAAACGTATTTATCTGCTGCAAAATATGCAGCGTCATAACCAATATTAGTACCTTCAATGAAACCAAATACTGTTTGATCTTCGTTCGGATGTTGTGTATCGTATGGCATATTGAATTTCATCAACTTGTATGTGTCCATTGTAAAACGATCTGTAACATACACATCAGCGTAGTTATAATGGCTATCTACTTGAGCATATACAGATAGTTTTGTATACATGTGCGGATAATACACTGCGGGTGTAATAGACTGATCTGCTAATTCATTATTACTTTCTTTTGCGTATATTATGTAATTAGGTTTATCACCTTTTTGTCTTGTAGTTCTTAATATTTCTGTTGTTTTACTGAAAGTAGCCATTATTATCTTCCGTATGTGTAATTCAACATTACTCGCACGACTGAAATTTCGTTAGGTAATGTATAGTTTACAATATTGTTGTTATCGTCTAAGATAGAATCTTCAATAATGTACTTTACGCACTTATAAATGTCAGTATAATCACTCTTTTCTAACGCTGTATTTTCATCTGCATCACAAACAATAAAGTTGAATGATTTTTCATTTAAAGCATTTAATGAATATTTGTTTGTTTGTCTTGTTTGTTCTACAACTCTTTCACTAATTTTATTACCACTAACTGCATAAGTTTCAGCAGTGTAAGGTCTGACAACTGGAGTTTGAGTAGTACCATGCGTATATTCTGCTTGATAGTTTGCTGCTATATAACTATCTAAAGCAGTCTTACCTGCACCTGCGCTAGGAGTACCTTTCCAGAATTGATTTACTACGTTGTTAATTCCAATCCAAATACCTTTATTCTGTGTAGTTACATTTGCAAATAAGTCAGAATAATCACCATCATTCAAAATAATTTGAATACGTCCATCTGATAATTCTGTAACTTCTTTTATTGTAACTTTGCTAGAATTTTTCAAAGCTGAGTCTGTAGCATCTTCATCTTCAACACACATACTAACAGTCAAGGCAGAACGAATGTATGCTTCGCTCATTAGAATATCTGGACGAACACCATTTGCGACTTTAGTATTGTCACTAGTGCGATTAATGACGATTACGTTATCAGTGTAACCATTGATGCTAGTAATGTAAGTTCCTTCGTTAGTTGCGCCTTCTTTAACATCACCAAAGAAGAAATAGTTTGCAGTGTCTTTAGTAATAGTCGAAGGTGTCAAATCTACGCTCACATTTCTAGTTGATTTGTTATCATAAATCAACTTAATCAAGTCACTCTTGTAAATCTTGTTGTTAAAGCTTTGTCTATCAACTAACCATTTGTAAATCTTACTTTCAATTTCGCTTTGATAATCTGCTACGTTAGTAGTTCTATCAATTTCGACAGTACCAACTAAATCGAAGTATTGAACGATAGGTGGAATACTAATTGGCATTACACCAAATGGCAATTTTTCTTCAATATCGTTGTAAATACTTACTGTATTCAAGTGGAAAGGATCGTTCTTATCGTTTGCTTGTTCATACGCAATAGTTTGCAAACGGTTATTAGTACTTCTAACACATTCAGATAAATCGCTAATATGAGACAAATAGTCATTTGTATTATTGTACAATGTTGTACCACCAACTACATAATCTTCGTTAGTAGCAGTATACAATTCTTTCACTTTATATCTGTCATTTCCTAAACTTTCATACAAATCACCGATTACAGTGTAGAAAATTGCGTCTTTTGCATTATTACATTCTGTTGTGAATTGACCACTATAATTTGAAGAATAGTTAGTTCTATTCTTAAGCTTAGTAGTTGTCCAAGCAATAGCATTCTTAGCAGCAATTGGTTTTGACATAGATGCAAAGTAAGCATTGAAATCTTTTTCGTTTACCAATTGACCTCTTGATGCAAACCAAACTGCTGCATTGATTTTCATTCTTGCTAATGATTCAAAATCATCGCCATTTGAGATGTTAGTTGTTAATACGAATGAGACATTCTTAGTCAAATCATATAGCTTGCCAGGAGCATGTGCCATAATCTTGCTTGAGTTATCGAGCACACTTCCAACTACATCTGGTGTATTTGCTGCATAACCATCAGTTTCTACATACTGAACATAAAGAATTTCATCACCATTGTTGAAACCGTTGTTTACGATTGAACCATCACCAAATGTGATTCTAACGGTCTTATCTTGGTTAGTTTCTACTCTACATACATTCAATTTCTTTGTGTTACCAACAATAGCATTTGCCGCTTTAACTTTTGAATTGCAATAAACGTTTTCAATTTCGATATCACAAAGCTTTTCAGGACTGAAAGCGTCAGTCTTATTCAAACCGATACCGATCTTACACCAACCATCAGCAGGTACATACTTGTTTTCGTTATATGCGAATGGGTCACGCTTACCATACCAGTTTGAGAACTTAATGTTATTAATATCATAACACTGATAAGAGTTACCGATACATTCTGCATTAGCAACTGCATAAATTTCTTCAGTTACAATAGAGCATTGAACAATTCTGATTCTGTCTAATGCGTTAGCGTGTTGTGCCAATGGAATGAAACCATCTACTGCATCGTGTGGAATAGAATATGAAATTGTTTTTTGCCAGTTAGGGTTATCCACACCAGTAGCAATATCGTTAGCATCTAACGTATAAGAATAACAATGGTCTAAGCGATATTGTTTGTTGTTAAATGATAGTTTCAACGATTCGTTGTTGAACCAAATAGTATCACCAATTGCTGCAGTTTTTGGAAGTGGTCCAGTCAATTTAACTGCAATTTCAGCTGTAGCAGGAATTGCACGTCTTGGATTATATCCCAAATTCTTTGAAAGCTTGATACCACTTGAATCAAGTTTAGCTGAGTCGAAGAACATTTCTTCTGCAGTTCTACCAAGATAGAAATGAAGCATATCGAACGTACCAGACATCATTTCCATGTAAATCTGATAGATTGCAGCTGCACTTAAGTTTTTAAAACGTGGATCAGATAGCAATCTATTTCTAAACTGATCTAGCAATTGTTCATGTGTAACTTTTGTATAATCTAAATTCATATAAATACCTTAACAAATATATTTATGAGGTATCTATGATATGCGCCATTTGTAGTTTTGAACATGATAATTCTGTACAATTCTCAAAACATGTGCATTTATCACATAATTTAACATCACAAGAATATTATGATACATACGTATTGAATAGTACTACACCTGTGTGTCCCGTGTGCAATGCTAAACCTAGAAAATTTAAAAGTATAATGTTTGGCTATTTTCCTTGTTGTTGTGAAAAATGCTCAAAATCAACAGACGAATACAAACAGAAAATATCAGACATGAGAAAACGAACATATAAAATTGCTGCGCAAAACTATAAAAACACATGTTTACAAAAATACGGTAAATCGAGTGTATTCGAAACAGAATATTTTAAGCATGAGTCAGCAAATACCAAACTTAAAAAATATAATGATGTGCATTATAACAACAGAAAACAAGCACAATCTACGTGTGAAACGCGTTATGGCGTGGGTACTTTCTTCTTCGTTGAGAATTAATTCGCCAACAGAAAGCGGGTAATGAAAAAAATGACTATCTGGTGATTTCATTTGTTAAAGATAAAATTCTTTTTAGCTTAAATAGAGGGTG